TAGAGGTTCGGATAGCCGTGCCTATCCGTGAACTCGCAGAAATAGCCGCGGAAGCTGCTGCATTTGCCATGTTTGAAACGTCGATGAAAGAAGCCGCGTACACATGATTTGCTGTTGTTGCTGCAACCATCGTATTTTGAAGTCCTGTTACAGCCGGTGTAGTTCCCGCAACGTCCGCTCCCATTTCTGTAGCTGCTGACCCTGCTGCGCCGTATCCTGCAACTGCAAGATTTGAATAATTTGTTACTGCTGCGCCTGCCGTTCCGCTTGCAGTCGCTATTGTGTTTCCTGATGCGGTGGCTGCGACCCCTGTTTCTTCAAATGATCCAGCCATCTCACTGTTTTTTTCCCGAATTACATTGGCTCGATCATTTACGGTTGTCGCGGCGTCACCAAATGCCGATTTTATTGTATTATACCATTCAGTGACTTTTTCAATTGCTTCAGTGGGAATAATATCAGATACTGCTTCTCGAATCCATTCTGTATTTTCAACAATGATTTCCTTAAGTTTGACAATTGCTTTTGAAATCACATCCGCGAAGATAACAAAAGCATCTTTCGCAAACTGCCAAGCTCCGCTTACAAGTCCTGTTTTTTCTTCTAAAATGTAAAGGGCAGCGACTACGGCAAGGATTACAGGAACTATTCCACCGGAGAGAACCGCAACTACTGCGGTGAACGCACCGCTTAACATCACAAGTCCACCGGAGACACCTGCAACGATTGTAGGGAGAACCGCGAGACCGAGTATAACAGGGCCGATCGCTGCGAGTAATAAACCTATTATTATGATGGCATCCTGAATATGCGGGTTGAGATCTGCGAAGACCTGGGCGGCTTTTGTGACCCACTTAACGAGAGGTTCAAGCATCACAGCGAGTCTGCTGCCTATGGAAATTGAGAACGATTCGAGAGCAGATTGCATCATTCTAAGGGCCCCGCCGAAACCTTCATCCATCGTTTTTGCAGCTTGTTCAGCGTAGCCGTCAACGTTTTGGAGTTCAACTGAATAATTCCCAAGAGTATCAATTCCCTGGGATAAGAGAGCCTGTAATCCTGGTCCTGCTCTTTGTCCGAAAACAGTAAACATTTCAGCATCAGACATCCCGGATTCTTTTAATGTTTTGAAAATGACATCTAAGCTGTGCACTTTTGGGTTCAGATCTTCAAGGGTGAGACCATATTTTGTGAATACATCCATCGAAGCTTTTGTAGGGGCTACGAGTTCCTGCAAGATACCTCTAAGGGTGGTACCTGCCATCGAAGCCTGGATACCAGCATTACCGAGCAAACCCATTGCTGCGGCTGTCATTTCCATAGACAGCCCAAATGTATTGGCTACAGGGCCTGCATAGGTCATAGCCTCGCCTAACTGAGAGACATTTGTATTTGTGGAATGAGCAACCTTTGCGAGAACGTCAGCAGTATGAGCAGCTTCTGAGGTTTCCAACTGAAAAATAGTCATTACATTACTCATGATATCGGCAGCAGAGCCTAAATCAAGAACACCCGCGCGAGCAAGCGCGAGCGTAGCAGGGAGAGCTCCGATAATATCTTCTGTCTTGAACCCTGCCATTCCTAAGTAATTCATGGCCTCTGCTGCTTCACTCGCTTTAAAAGAAGTCGTTTCGCCCATCTCACGGGCTAACGCAGTAAGAGCCTGGAACTGTGGACCGGTTGCACCTGTAACAGCCTGCACCTGTCTCATGGCATCATCAAAAGAAGCAAACGTTTTTGTGGCAGTTGTACCGAACGCAAGAAGCGGAGCGGTAACGCCGAGAGACAGAGCAGCACCGAGATATTTTGTCTCCGCTGGCATTGCTTTTAATTTTGCCATTGGTCCGTCTAGTGAAGTAGCCAGAGAAGTACCAACCTTTTTCATCTGGGTTTCCATGCTCTTCATCGAGGCAGAAGCAGAGGCTATGGTAGAACCCATTTTATTATTTAAAGTCAAATCTGCCGATATAGTACCTAGAAACCCATTAGACATTAGATCACCGTTTTTGATTCATTTAGGCTACCCTCGGAAAGCAAAAAACAGGGAGAAACGTATATCATGTTACTTTTCCACCTGCTGCAATGGTAGCATTTCTGACCATCAGTTCGATATCCTCAACTGAATGAGGTACATTCTTTTTATCTTCTGGAAGAAAGTCTTTCATTTCAAAAGGTTTCTTATTTTGTTTTTGAACACCGTTCGCGTTGTAAATTATAGCACAAAGCCGAGCGTTTAGAGCTAGGTTTAGATCAGATTCTTCTTTCCGGTTTTCAACTGCTGCTTCAATCATAATGTTAGTTTCTGCGGGTGTGTATCTCCAGAATTCAATGGGATTGATCCCGCATAACTTATACAACGTCTTTTGAGTGTTAGTTATTAACTCTCCAAAAGTAAAGGGACTCCTTCATCTCCGTTTGTTTTTTCAAGATGTCGAGTTATGATATTGGCTTCAGATAGTGCCCGCGTCATAACATCGACCAAACTTTTGAAAGAGTTCTCGCATAGGTATTCATCGAGAATCTTAGGAACATCTTCTTTTTTTAGAAGTGGCTTATCATGGATCAGTCCAGCCCATATTACAAGGCGTACTGTCTTAAGTTCCATCCGAGCTATAATCTTGTCAAATTCGGTGAACGACGGGTTACCGAGTACATCCATGATTGCTTCTATTCCTGACCATCCGTACCTGAGAGAGTAATCTCCAAAAAAAGGAATTGATTTTAGAGGCATTTTTCAACACCTCATGCTGCTCTACAGAGGAGTAGCTTATAGACACCCGGAGCTTTCCCTGTTTCCTGGACGGTTACAGTACTTTCGACTATCGCACCTGCTGTAAGAGCGATAGATGCGGATTCAGCGCCACTCGCAACCGTAACACCATCAACCTGGATAACTCCGGCTGTAGCGGTTGGAGTAATCTTAGTTGTTGCTGTCCCGTTAGCAAAATTGATAACATAAGTGCCTTCTGTGCCTGCTGCTGTCGGAAATACCGACGTGGAATTTGCAGCCGAGAAGAAAGGAGTTGTCAATGCACTCAGTGAAGTTGAGAAAGTCGGAGCCCCTGAGATTTTCACTTTTGAAGAAAATACAAGTATCTGCCCTTCCGCGTAAGTATCAAAAGTTTTTACAGTTCCGTAGAATGAGGAATATGCTCCGGATGGAAAATCCGTTCTAAAAAGACAAGTCGAGCCGGCTGCTGCGGCTGCTGCAAGATCTATTTGTCCCTGATCAGATGGGACGGCATGCCCTTTAATTTCAGTCTCTCCACCGTCTTTTCTGCCAGCTTTATATTCTTTCCAGTCGCCTGAGTCCTGATTTGTAACTTCGATGTCCTCAGTTGTTGTTTGAGGTTTCGGGATACCTTCATCAAGGATTTCAGCGATTGCAACGCCGTTGATTTTTACAGTAACGCCTCTGGCTACTGTTGCCGAACTGTTCACGTATGTCATGTTTTTTGCTCCGTTCTATTTTTACTGGATTAACAATGAGAAATTAATTGAAAATATAAAATAATTCTGAGTTTTTGAGACAAACCCTGGCGATCCTTGCGCTTGGATCATCAGGAAATGAGTAGTACCGATGGTTCTATTTGAAACATCCCTCAGCAGTTTGTATATCGCAGTCGCTTTTGTGTGCGCTGCCGCGCTGCTTGTGTTCCTGACTATGATGCTCAGATTTGGAGAGTATGGGTTTATTTCACCCGATACAATTTTGTTATATTCAAAGCCGGGAAACGGTGTTAATGTAACATCATTTGTAGCATTTGAGGCAAGCCCATAAAAATGGATATCAGTGTTAACCGTTCCGATTCCTGCTGTTTGGAGGTATGTACCCAAATCGGGGAGATAAGTTTCGATGGTCACAGACTCACCCGTGAGGCTATTCTCTGTAAGAAAGTTGATGAAGCTTTATTAAATGGAATTGAAAGATATTTCCATGAGCCGTGGGTATGGTGATATGGGATCTCATGAACATAGATAGCATAAGGTGTAGAGTATGACAGTCTCGCATGAAATTCTGTTAAGGAATTCTTAACGACTTCAACTTTTCCTGATTCTTTGAGTTCTCCGGTATCCACCGGACAGTGCTTTTCTTTTGATTCCTGCATTACTTCGTCTGCTGTTTCCTTCGCTGCTGCTCTTGCGTCTTTATCAATTCGGTTTGCAGTCATGACAAGATTAGCAATACAGGTTTCAGCCGTCATAAGTCAGCCCTCGCTTCCGGTTTTCCTAGAATAACCCTAACATATTCTTCTTTTTTTCGCGTAGGTCTCTCAATCCTCTGTATCGAGGATATAGTCGGCTTCGTCCCGTCAGCTAACGTTATTCGATCCTCTGAGGAAATAGAAGTCCCTGGAGGAAAAGCGATCCATGCGGATATTACTGTATTATCACCTTCTGCTGTAACTTCTGTAAGTTCCGTATAGTTGCACTTCTGAGAGCGAGACGTCCCGTAAGAAACTTCGTGAGCTGCATTTTTTGAGGAAAATGGTTCCACCGTCACTGTGTCAGGAAATTTCATTACACACCCTCGTACTCGTCTGAATACCCGTGCATGATTCCAGGGACATAAGAATCAGTTCTCCGTACTCCGTCAATGTCTGAGACGGCTGAGAGATCTGCAATCTCAGCATGCTCAGAGTCATATTCTGAAAGAGCTGCGTAGACTCTATCAAGCCATGATGAAGAAGTCTTAACCTGTGACTTCCACGAAGAATCTTTGACACTTTCAGAGATGATTGTACCTTTACCATGCCTATTCTCAAGGATATCACACACAATAAATGCGGTCAATTCTTCATATTCTCCTGTTGAGAACGTCCTAGATCCTATGATCCTATCTAATCGAGCCTCTGCATTTGTTTTTAGCGTTGCTAACTGAGCATCCGTGATATCATCTGTTGCTGCTGCTCCTACTCTGTACTCTGAATATAGCTCGATTATATCAGCGAGTGTCATGTTCACACCATATTAACTGTAATCTGTAACAGATCAGTATCAGCCGAGTCTCTGGCGGGTGCTGTATAGGTCAGTACTCCATCCACAATCGAAATCGGGATATCGTCATATTTGGAATCTTCACAGTCGTAAATTATATAATTTGTAGTGAGATCTTTGATCCTCATAACTTGTTCGACTGTCACGGTATTATACGGACTCGTTAGCGTAATTGTCTTTTCAGACGCATCAAAAGAATAATAATCTGGATGCACTACTTTTACTGCGCTTGTTCCCGTTATGGAAATTTCTGAGATATCAGTTTCCAGAGAAGCAAGGGTAGCTGTTCCACTTCCCGTTATGGTAGCAAGTTCAGATGTTTTCGCAATCGGTGTTGCTGTATCGAAATCTGTTAATGCTCCGGCAGCTTGTGTTTTTATTGCAGCGAGTGTTAAGAGATCCGTTTTTGCTTTTATCAGGTCTACATTGCCACCGACTGATGATAATCCTGATGCGGTTGCTAGTTCTGCTTCTGAGATTGCGTCTGTTGCCTGCGTTTTTATGGCTGCCAGTGTCAGGAGATCGGTCTTAGCTTTGATGTCGGTAAAAATTGATACAGAAGGAACGACTGTGAGTAATATACTAAGTGTCGCAAAAGCTGAATTGGTAGACACTATCAGTATAATGACATTCCCATAGGCAGTAACAAGCCCATGGGGTATTGTACCCTCCCAACATTGCCCCACTTCATCCCATGTTATTGTGGGACTCGTAACCGTAGACCATGCACCGCCGAGATATCTATATTTTATCTGGCAGTTGGTTAACGCTTCACCGTCTGTCGTGCCTCTATAGATAGGATCATCAGCCGGTGCAGCAGTCGAAAGCTCAAAAACAAACTTTTGGTCAGTTCCATTCAAAAAAATTGAAGGTGAAGCCATTATGCCTCACCTACCAATGGATACGCTAGACCCCACCACGGAGTATGCACTCTTAGCCACCACATCACATAGCTTAGACTGAATGATGTTGTGGTTCCTGCTGAGATGTATGACGATTTTATGTATGTATTGCTTCCAGCCGCATTACTCGCCGTGAGAGTCACCGTGTAGCTTCCATCCACACTGTAAGTATGCTCTGGATTCTGATCTGTGGAAGTAGTTCCATCTCCAAAGTTCCAGAGCCACGATGTAGGAGTATTTGTTGAACTGTCGGTAAACAATACATCAAGCGGGAGAGCGCCGGAGGTAACATTAGCTGAGAAACTGGCAACTGGAGCATACACTGCGTCTGTGATAGTGATATAATCCGTTTTTACCTCGGAATCACTACCGGCGGCGTTTGAAACTGTGAGATTGACTGTAAATGTTCCATTCGTGGAATACGTGTGCACCGGATTTTGAAGTGTTGAAGTAGTTCCATCTCCAAAATCCCATAACCAGGACGTTGGACCAAGAGTACTTTCATCTGTGAATGTAACATATGTGGTTGCTGCGCCTGAAAGTGGACTTGCTGAGAAAGCTGCAACTGGAGGAGACAATATAACTGTATATATGTGCTCAGACCACACATCGTTATTCCATGAGATGTGCCCTGTTTCATTGGCAAGCTGTGTTGATTTTACTGAGCCATCTTCTTTTATTGTGTACTGTGCGCTTGGGATCAGATTCCATGCGTCAAATGTTACAAGATTCCCATTTGTTGATTCTGCTGTGAAGTTGAGGATTTCAGAACCTACCGGTGCTCTTGGTGTTATCGTTGCGTTTTCTACTGCTGGTTTCGCAGAATAATTATAAACAACCACATGTGCAACTGATGAAGTCGTTCCTCCCGTCTGCTGTGTCAATGTGCATGTCGTACCAGATGGGGTATACACAGGGGCTACAAACGTGTACGGTGCATTTGCAGATGTTAGCGTTGCTGTAATTATCCGTCCATTCGGATATGATAACGATGCAGACCCGTTGCCTTTAGCCCGTATATCATACACTGTTGAAACAGGAGAAATGATGTCCATTGTAGATTTTGATTCGTAATACTGGACAGAAGAAGCCTCGGCTTTATTTTCTAATCCACATGTCGAATCAAAAAAGATAGTACTCTGCAATGCGGTGCCAGATACTGAGACGTTTTTAAATGTCGTATTCGTCGGTAACTTGGCAAACGCTATACTCTCTAAGCTCACGCCAGGGTACCCCTCTGTGATCCCGCTGATAGCGATATTTTCAAATGTGCTGTTTATATAATTTCCTCGAATTGCATATCGCGGGAGTCCAACCAGCGTAGCGTTTTTTAGAGTTGTGTTTTCTGCTCCACCGTAAATGGTGTAGAGGGCATTCGGATAAGTACCCGTTTTTGTAACTATGTTGTGAATATAGACACCATTTATATCTAGATCCTCTAAACCGTTGTACGCATACGTTCCATAACCTACATTTTTAGATTTGATATTAAATATTTGATGGGATGCAGTGCCATAAATTTCAGTATTTATAAAATTGATATCGTGTGCAGTAGGTTCTGATAAGCTAGGATCTGCCCCGTCTATGTTGATCATATTCGGCTCTCCTGTCATTGTCACATCACAATTATAAAAAGTACATCCAGTGAATGTGACATTTTCAAGAGCCTTTGATCGTGCTTGCGCATACAGATGACCCTCTATATATGCAGCCCATCCGTTATTTGTAGATGTGAAATTACCAAATGTGCAATTTTTGATATAATTATTACAGCCGAATTCTTGAGCGCCTTGTGAAAAATTAAAGAAATTTAGATTTTCCATGTAGTAATTATCTTTGAAATTTATTTCAATTGCGTTTCCACTTCCTGATCCATTAAGCCACACTGTACCTAGCCCGATAACGGAAATGTTATCAGATGGGATAGAAAGCCCGCCTAAATAACTGCCCTCTGCTATATATAGGGTGTCAAACTGTGATAATTGAGTTAGTCCATACGATGGGGTAGCCCACGGTGCTTCTATCGTGCCTGTTGCTCCGTTGTCACCTGTCGTGGAAACATAATAATCAGTAGCCTGTGCACATCCAACACTCAGCACCAAAATTAAAAATAATAAAAATAATTTTCTAATCATTTTTCAGCCCTCTGTAATGGATACTTCACCCTCGAAATCAATGCCTAGTGTAGTATTGAGCGTTGTAATTCTTTCAGCAGACATATCACTCTCCTCCATCGAGAGAAGTTACATTCCTACCAGCAAGCGAAAGTGAAGCAACTACACGGGGCGTTGAACCATCCAAACCGATAAAAGTACTTGACCCAGTTGTTCGGGTTTCATCTCCACATAGAACAGCAGCTATGAGCCTTTCTATTTCGATTCTTGTTAGTGTGCCTTCTATGATTTCCTGGCTGTAGTCAGGAGTTGAAACAACATCAAATTCTATAGAAACTGAAACCATTCCAGTTCCTGATATATTGAGTTCTCCTGTTCCATATTGAGTGATGTTTTCGGCTGGAATAGTAGCTTTCCATTTTCCCACTGTAGCATTCCATGTGATTACAGGGGTTTCGATAACTTCATCTGCTTTTTTATATTCTGAAATAATTAGGATTGCTCCGGGAAGTGCATCCCCATCTGAAGCTCCTGTAAATGCCGTGTAATCAGTTGCTGTAGCCCTAAAAAGAATATACTGATCAGTGCTATCTTTGTATATTTTTGCCATTATGAAACCACCGCCTGGAATGTGAGAAGCCAGCCGAGATAACCTCTCAGCCACCAATATAATTCAGAAAGAGTAGAGGGGGGAGTCTGTGCTGAGACAGTTATGTAATCAGTTTTTACAGTCGAAAAGTTACCATATTCGTTTTGGACCGTGAGATTAACAGAATAGTTTCCTGCTTGACCGTATGTATGAACTGGATTTTGTTTTGTGGAGTCTATTTTTCCATCGTTTTCGAAGTCCCAGTACCATGACGTAGCGTTTTCGGACATATTTGTGAACTTGATAGATAGAGGAGCAGAACCAGACACATGCGAAGCCATATAACAAGGGGTTGCAGTAAATTCATGTTCGCTGAATCCTTCGTCGTATATCCATGTAATGTTCCCCGTTGAATCAGAAAGCGCTGAATCATAACTAATATTGTCACGATTGATGGCTATAACTGTATTTGCTGAGAACCCGCCTATTGTATGATTTACAGATATATCGCCTGTGGCTGATTCAGTCCATGTTTTCTGAGTTTGTGTCCATGTTGAAATTGTGACATTTACAGCACCATCCGATGGGATGACCGTGAATGGAATTTGAACATCGGTTGGGTATACATCTCTCGATGCTATAATTAACCCATTCGATTTTATTGAATATGACATATCCAAGCCATGATAAATGTTGAACATGCTGAGTATATTAACGCCTGTAAAATTCCCTATTAGTCGATTTCCTTCATCCACGGGGTGGAGACCGTCGCGGTAATAACTAGCTACATAATCATTATAGGCCCCGTTTTGAGGGTCTGAATCCAGCGAGTCATACGTGTTTATGACTCTGAACCCTGCGGCCCTTGCTTGTATTTCGAGTGCCTGATTATATGAGACCACTGTAGGATTAAACGTGGCTCTTGGAGTGACGAGCAATATAATAGGCGTTGCGTTACATGATGCTACATAATT